ATGTCCATCTGGATTTGCGTCCAAGTGGCTGTTTCGCGGCGGTATCGGCTTTGACGTTCTTCCAGCGCACCAATAGCCGCTTCCCGGCTGATTACGTCACTCATGGGGCTTCTCCTGTTGGGTGATGAGGGCGGATTGCACAAGCGGCGGTTCATTTGATGGTAATGGAGTTGGCAGTTTTGACATTGTTGCCCGCGCCCGCAGTATCGCGCTGGTTAGGCGCGTCCACTGTGGGCCAGTTTGTGCGCCTCGCTCGGAAACTACTTGCGCGCAACGCTCTAGGTGCATCAGCGCAATCACAGCTTGGTCCCGCTGATGTTCTGCCACATCAGCCCGCTGGGCCTCACGCATGGATGCGACATGGTGCGCGCCTGCGCCTTCAAACCATTTGTCCCGATCCGCCCGCGCCGTGGCAAGCGCGGCATCTGCTGCTTCGGCGCGGTCTTTCAATTCTTGCTCAAGAGCCAGTGTGTAATTTTTACTCTCCACAATGCGCGCCACAACCCGTTCCGCAATGTCAGCATAGATCGGGCCGTTTTCAGGCGAAAACAAAGGCCCGCTGTCTGTATTCGGCATCGGGATATGCTCGTTAATGCTATTGCGCATTGCGCAAAGGGCTTCCCAATGCGCGCGCGTCATGCGTTGGAAACAATCCTTGGCGCGAGTGGCACTGGCAAGCGCGGCCTCTGCTGCTTCGGCGCGGGCAGCGTGCGAAGAGGCAAGGTCGTGCATTTCTGATATTGCCTCGCGCGCCTCTGCCAGCCGTGCGGACAGGGCGCGAAGGGTGTCGGCGGCACCCCATGCAATTGCTGCGGCATCGTTTGGACCTGTGGCGGCTGCGACCGCTTGCAGATCAGCAGCCAACCGCTCCACCGCTTCCGGCGTCAAATCAATCTCAGTCATCATGTCCTCTTTTCGCCCCGGCACGGGGGCTGTTCCGTCTTGGGGTAGGGTCCAGCGGGTCATCACGCGCCCCCTTTCAGCTTGGCGAGGGTGGCGCGGGTCAAGTCCCGATCAGCATAGACTTTTTCCATATGAGCATCTGCGTAATCCCACCCGAAGCAAGATGCGCACCAAGGCTCCCTGCACTTATCGCCACGGCACTCAACAACGCCGTCAGGAATGTAACGCAAAAGCGTTTCTGCCGCTCCCACCAGTTCCTCGATCAGCGCCGTGTCGAGGGATGCAAGGACGCGGGCGGCGTGGTCTGCGTTGGCTGCGGCGATGGCGCATTCCACGCTTTCAACAGCTTTTGACGTGTGATCATCCAGCGATGTTGCGCTATCATAATCCCAAGAAAAACCGCCGATTGCGAAGACCTTGTATTCCCCATGCGGCACATTGCATCGCCAGATGTTTGCGCTTGGGTGCTTCTCCCACACCATCGGCTTGACCAGCCGTGACAGATCAACGGTCATGGCTGGCCTCCGTCAGGGCGTCGGTCCAGCCTTTCAATCTCTGCAATAATTAGCGCTCCGGCTTTGACTAGATCACGCTCGGCAAGCAGATCGGCAATCTCCTGGTAGTGCGGGCGGGTCATTGCTGCACCCACGGGTTTGCTTTGGGCCTGATCGATCCGCTTGCCGTGTCGGTCGGCAGGCAGTCAAGCGCATGATCATAGGCAAGCGTCTCGCTCACAGCCAGCGTGGCGCGCTCGCAATCGGCCAGAGACGGATACAGCACATACGACTGACTGCCATCCATGGGGCCGCTGAGGGCGGTGATCAGCAGGATTGTCCAGTAGGTCATGCCAGCACCTCGCGGACCAAGACGGGGGCGTGGCTGTCAAAGTTCATGCTGGGGTTGTCGGCCTTCACCTTGGCAAGGAAAGCATCAGCCTCGGCGCGGCTGTCGTGCAGGTGCTTGCCAGTCGCCCACCACTCGCGGGGCTTGGCTGGTTCGACGTAGGGGGTAATGACGCAAAAGGCGACCAAGTGACCATTCCCCTCGAAAGAGCTCCATGGAGCATGTTGTGCTGGAGCTTCCCCCTGATAAGAAACTCCGTGGACGCCAATACCTACATGTCGCGTCCATTTCACGCGGGATCTTGGATGCACCGGGCATTCCCCGCCGTTCCATCCGTGCCATTTCCCGTCGTTGTAATCGGTCATCCTTCACTCTCCCCTTTCAATCGCCGCGACAAATGCGGCCTGTTCCTGTGTCAGTTCATCGCGGGTGGCTGTGTAGCCATCAACGGTAATCTCTGCGATGTGCCGATCATGCCAGCACCCATCAACGCCTGCGGTTTCCTTCGTAGTGACGATCAGCAGCGCGGGGCCTTCGTGCGTGGTGTAGCGGGTGGTCATGGGCTGGAAGCCTCAATCAGGCACGCGTCAAGTGCAGATTGCATCGCCTCAAGCTCTGCTTTTGCCGCGTTGACCTTTTTTGCTGCGTCGGCGCGCATCAGTTCAGCACATTTGGCAAACAGTTCTTCGCGCATGCAGTTCATGGCGCGGACCATGTATTCCTGCGCCAAACCGTCATCAAAACGGCCAAAATTGTAGCAGGACGAACTGCCGTATGACCCGCTGTGGCTCTCAAAGAAGGTCACCACTTTAAAGTTCGTAAAGCGATGATCTCCACCAAAGGAAGCGCCAAACTTATCGATGTCGCTTTTGTCGGTGTGCGCCTTGTAGCGCGCCCAGAAGCTCTCGAATTCGGCGGCGTTGGCGCGCAGCTTTGAAATCTCATTGAATGTTTTCATCACCGCACCCCCTCCACATGGCGCGGCATATCCCGCACGGCGTCAACAGCGGCAAAGCAGCCCCAGGCAAGGGCGATGGTGGCGATTAGGGTAAAGGCGGTGTGCATGGTCATTCCTCTTGATGTTGTGGCGGGCCGTTAAGCCCGCCGGGTGGGGTTAGGCGGCGGCGAGTGCTGCGCGGCCTGCATCGGTAATCATTGCCCAGTAACGGCGCGTTCCTGTCGGAGTGAACGCCATACGGTCAACAACGAGACCATCACGGCGGGCTTCAAAAATCTCGCGGCCAAAAATGTTGTCAGGGCATCCTGCTGGGCGCGAGGCTTTTTCCAGCATCTTCTTCATCGCGTCAGTCATGTCCGTCTCCCGTGTTGCGTTTCGATAGGTAGACCATACCGCGCGATTTGCGCTTACGCAACAAAGAAAAGCATATTGACGCAGATTTTTTTGCGTGTAAGGTGGGGCCATGGAAAAAAACGCACCAGATATGTTGAAGCTGTGGGCCATGCGCGAGGGGCGCAAGCTAGGTTGGGTAGCGGGCCAAATCCCGGTCAATCAGGCTGACCTGTCGCGATGGATCAACGGCAAAGTGAAACCTCGGCGCATCTATCGCATCCGCATTGCGGAATTGACGCGCGGCGCTGTGCCTGTGGAGGCTTGGGAATGATCCAAGATCGGCCAAACGCTCAAGGCGGCAAGGTTGCGCTATATCGGCATTATGATAAGGCCGGAAACCTGCTTTATGTCGGGATAACGTCCAGAGTTGAGAAAAGGACGAAGGCACATATTGAAGGGTCGAGCTGGGCGCTAGACATTGCCACGATTGAAATTGAGTGGATCGACAGCCGAAAGGCCGCAGAACATCGTGAAAAGTCTGCAATCAAAGTGGCGAAGCCAGCGTTCAACAAAGTTCATGCGACCGAACGCGACATGACGGAACTAACGTCTGTTGAGGCAATCGTTCATTCTCTTGGCAAAGATCGGATCTTGCGCGCGTTTGGGGTCAAGGCAAGATTGATGCAGCTGTATATCAAGAAGGACATTTTCCCCGCCGCATGGTTTGACGGGCTGGAGAAAATGACCGGGCAAGCACTGCCCCGCAATCTGTTTACGTTCAAGGAGGTGGCGAAGTGAGTGTCCCCATAAAGACAACGGAACGACTGCCAGAAAAGCCCGGAAAGCGCAGCTATGAATATGTGCGCTGCCTGATCTTCGTAAATGGAGATTGGGAAATCGGCATGTGGAATTGTGAACACCTTGTTTGGGATGATGAAAGTGGAGATGACTTCCGCTATCACCCGCATGAACCAACCCACTGGATGCCGCTTCCAGAGCCACCCCGCGTTGACGCCTGACGCGGGGCAACTGCCCCGGCCTGTAATGGGTCGGAGTTTTCTAAGCGCCCCTGAGTTGGGCATCTGCGTGATTGGCTGCGCTGGCGCCAAACGGTGCGGTCGGGTTGTGCGGGTGTCCTACTGAGCGGCGGTTTTCCAAGGCAAAAAGCGCTGCGACAGACAAGACCGGACCCACTGGCGAAAGCTACGGTTGGCAACGCCCGCTCAACCACACCGCGCCATGCGCACAAGGGAGAATGACATGGACACGCACAGGATTTACATCAACCGCGCGCAAGTATTTGACGAGGGCGTGACGTGGACAACGGTTCCCGGCCTGTATCCGCATGAATACTTCCCCAAGGACTATGTTGAAGCGCAAGCCGCCCGCATCGAATCCCTGGAGGCTGAAAACGCGCGGCTGCGTGAGGCTTTGGCGTCAGTATTGCACGCGTGCGATCAAGGGCGAATGATCCCGCGCCCAGGTGGCGCAAGTGGCGGAATGACGATTGAGGCAAATATTCGCGGCAGCGTTTATACTGGAGTTCCTGCGTGGCCTATTGAAGCCGCCCGCGCCGCCCTGTCCACCTCCGCCGTGGGTGATGTGTGATGATCGCTGCATTATACGTCCAGACGGGCGGAAGCTATTACAACCTGGATGGCGTTGACCCTTGGGATGAAGCCAAAGACGCGCGGCAATACAATGGCCCGCACCCTGTGGTGGCGCATCCGCCATGCCAGCGGTGGGGCAAGATGTGGGCGGGCCAGCCCCTGTGGATCAAGCGCACGGGTGAGCGAAAGATAAAGGGCGACGATGGTGGGTGCTTCGCTGCTGCCCTTGATGCCGTGCGCCGATATGGTGGCGTCATGGAGCATCCATGGGGTAGCCATGCTTGGCCGCACTTTGGCCTGAACGTTCCGCCTCGGTCGGGTGGATGGATCATTGCAGACGATTACGGCTGGACATGCTGCGTCGAGCAAGGGCGCTATGGCCACTATGCCCGCAAGCCGACATTGCTTTATGCGGTTGGCGTAAAGCTGCCGGAATTGCGGTGGGGTGTCAGCGAAGCGCAATTCCCGCCAGAGGCTATCGAAAAGCATGGGCTGGCATACTGCAAGCGCGCCGGGGAACTGGCGTTCAAGGGCGGCGGCAAGGACAGCAGCCCCAGGATCGGAACGCCCGCAGAATTTCGTGACCTGCTAATCGGCATGGCCCGCTCGGCAGTCAAGTAACCCGCGCCGCCAAGATGAAAGAACATGAAAAAACTACGCGTCCTTGACCTTTTCAGCGGCATTGGTGGGTTTAGCCTTGGGCTTGAACGCACTGGCGGCTTTAAAACTGTAGCATTTTGCGAGATTGAAAGGCGCTTGTGGCCAAACCTTTCAAGACACTTCCCGGACACACCAATATATGCGGACATAAAGGATTTAAGGGGTGATAAAGGAGCAGCAGACGTTATTTGCGGAGGGTTTCCTTGCCAGCCATACAGCACCGCTTCTGCCGGGAGGGCAAAAGGCGCAAGCGATGATCGCGCGATCTGGCCTGAGATGCGCAGAGTTATCAACGAAATCAGGCCGTCTTGGGTTATTGGTGAAAATGTTGCTGGCATCGACGCGCTGGACCTCGAGCGCGTGGTTTCTGAAATGGAAGCCATCAACTACGAAGTCCAAACGTTTGATATTCCGGCTTGTGCCGTCGGACACGATCACAGGCGGTCGCGCATCTGGATTATCGGCCACTCCAACGAAGACAGCAAACCAATCGGCCCCATCAATGGCAAAGCACCCGGGCTGCATTATCGCGGACCACAGCTTGAAGGACTGGACGGACCGCATGGGGTATCCTTCTGGATGGGTGCCCTTGGAAACGCCGTAGTTCCCCAAATCCCAGAACTCATAGGCCGCGCTATTCTTGCGGCTGAACAACCCGCGCCGCCCGGTTGGCGGTAACGCATGAAGGGAGTAGCAATCATGCAATTCTTCACGACAATCCCAGAGGCGCAAGCCATCATCTACAGCAACGGCGTCTATCGCCAAACCCCGCTTTTTGCTCGCGGTGATCGGGTCTATGCCAAATACGGCAGCGGCTTCATTCGCCTGACCCAAGGCGGCGCAACATCGCACCCCAAGATCCGCTGGGCCGATATCTACGCGCCAAACGGCGATGTGACAGAAGGCGGCATGTTCGTAACCTATACCGCGAAGGAAGCGGCATGAAATTCCAGATCGAACGCACCGCCTTTGTCAACGCGGTAAAGCGCGCGTCAGGCGTCATCAGCCCGCGCAACACCCTACCCGTGCTGGCCTGTGTGCATGTCTCGGCGGCTGACAACACCGTGTCGGTGCAAGGCTCGAACATGGATGAATGGATCACGGCTAAAGAGGAAGCCGCCGTATCCGCGCCAGGGTCGGCATGCATCAATGCCGCACAGCTTGGCGCGTGGCTCGGCGCTGCACCGAAAGGCGCGCTTGTGACGTGCGAGATCAAACGCGACCGCGTGGTCATGACGGCAGGCAAGGCGACGGCATCCTTCGCCACATTGCCAAGTGAGGATTATCCGTCCGTGACCACGCTGAAGGGTGGCGTGGAGTTGGTCGGCGCAATCCCTGCAATCGTCACCGCCGCACCATACGCCAGCGACGAGCTGTCGCGGTTTTATCTTTGCGGCGTGGCCATCAACCAAGGCCATGCGGTCGCCACAAACGGCCATATCCTGTGCGCTGTGGACGTGTCAGCGCCCGAGGGTGTGGCGGTCATCATTCCAACGCAGGGTGTGCGCCAGATCGCCACAACGTCGCCAGCGGCGCGGCTGTGGGTCGGTGATCACGCATGGTCATGTGAAGATGCTGGCGTCACAATGGGCGGAAAGCTGATCGATGGCACGTTCCCAGACTGGCAGCGCATTGTGCCGCGCGATCTGCCCAACGTGGCCGTGATCGACGCTGATGCGCTGTCAGAGGCCGTCAAGCAAGTCGTGATGGCGGCGGAGGACAAGGCGCGCAGCGTCATGCTGGCGGGCGCTGGTGACCAAGTGGCGATCACCTGTCGCGGCGGCGCGATGGATGCGGCGGCTGTGGTCGAGTATGAGGGCAAGCCGTTCGATATCGGCATGAACAGCAAATACGTTCAAACCGCCATGGCAACCTTTGATGGGCGCGTCATCAACATGGCAACTGACCGAAACATGGCGCTGTTGACCTGTGACGCCGCGCCTGAGTTGCGCGTGGTTGTCGTGCGGATGCGGTTGTAAAGCAATGGGCGGACCTTCGGGTCCGCCTATTGTGTTTTAAGCATGTCTGCAACGCAGGTCAAAAAAACCGCGCCTTATTATGGCGCGGTCAGTTCGAGGTGATAAGGTGCGATAATGCTACATCGGCGGCCCATCTTCGTCAGCAGGCCCATCCGCCTCGGCTGCAAGCTGTTTCAGGCGATCAATGTTCGCCTGTGCTATCGCGCGGCATGACTTGCCTTCATCGCTGCCCCACCATGCACGGAAAGCCTCTGTGCCCTTGCGCGCCGCATCCTCGCACAGTTCCAAGGCGTTCTCTGGCTCTGGTGCTGGCTGTTGTGTCTGCTGGGGCGCGGCAAGAGGCTGAACCTTGAACGGCGCGCGCTGCTTCTGCGTCTGGGTCAGCATCATGGTAATCGCGCTGTCAAGCCCGGTCATGTGGCTGATCCTGATGCCACCTACTTCCAGCCCGCCCCACTTGACCTTGGGATCACGATACAGCGTCAGGCTGCGGCCAACGTATTTGCTGGCGTCTGCACCCCATGCCTGCACCATCACGCGAGACATGGATTTGCATGGCCGATACACCTTAGACATGCCTTTCAAGCGCATCGAGACGGGCTGTTCCGTGCCGGGGCTGATGTTCACGGCCTCAATAGTGACTGTGATCGGCCCAGCAATCAGGTCATCGGCGTTGATCTGGTCTGACTTCGGTTGAATAACTGACGACATGTCCATCATTGTGTTGCTCCCTTGCTGCGACGGTCGATCTCGCGCGCCGCGTTCCATTTCAAATCGGTGTCCATGTCGGGTTGGCGCAGCATCCAGCCCAGAAAGCCAGCCTCAACCTCTGACCAAGGCTTGCCGCGAAACTTGCCAATCGTGCACTTCGGCAACAGCTTGGGTTCCTTGGTCCACGAGACCATTTGCTTTCCTGTAGCGCCTGCGTTCAGCAGGGCAACAAGCACCCAAGCCGTCACGTATGCGTCAGGTCCGGCGCGGTGTGCTGGCTGTGTCAAGGCATGGTCAGGCTTAATCAAGCCTTGATCTTCAAGCCAATACCGAAGCCCGCCGTTGCTGTGCGTTGGCGCATCCGGCCATACGCGCAACGCTGCTTTGTAGGTGCAGATCATCGGCTTGGGTGTTTGGAAGAACTTGCCTTCAAAGTCGGCGTCGTGGGCCGCAAAGCCATACACCTTTTCATCATCTGCCGTGTCTGGGTCGAATGGTGGCATTCCATCGCATTCTGCCATGCTGATGTGATGCACGGCGCGCACGTCAGGCGGCATAGTCTTGACGCCGCACAGCCAAGCGCGCCAAGGCATGATCTCGCGCGCGCCAACTTCCACGTCACAAATCCCAACCTCGCACACCTCGGCTTCTGGCGGCTCTATTCCTGTCGTCTCAAAGTCGATCACTCGAATGATAGTCATTGCACTTCCCCCACATACATTTCCTGCTCCACTGTGCGCTCCGTAGCCGGATAGCCATGCGCGGCAACGTTGTCCTTAAACGACTGGATGGCATTGACCACCTTGCACTCAAACTCGGTCGCGGCCATCACGATTGCCGATTGTATCTCATGGTCAGGAAAAACCCGATGCACAAACATCGGCAAGCCGCCGCTGTAGCTGATGAAGTCGATCCACGCGCGGCCCGTGATCAGCAAGCCGGTTTGCAGTTGCAGCATGTATTCATCTGGCACAATGCCCTCGCTGATCGTCTGCACCTGGTATTTCTGGCGACGGCTCTTGCACTCAATCAAGCCATCCTTTCCAACAATGCCGTCAGGGCTGTAACCCATCGTAAAGCCCAGGGCGTCCGACGTAATGAAGCCAACCTCGGACACGGGCGCTCGGGTCTTGGCATACAAATCGCGCGCCTTGACCTCATCATTCATGCCGCGCAGCATGTCGTCGCCGATGTATTGAGGCTCGGTGTAGCCAGTGATCCGTTGTGCCGCAATCTCCCAGACGTGTTGCCGGGTCTTGTCGTTGTTGGCGATCTTGAGCGTCGGCGTCAGGATATGCTTGACCTCCGATGCCGTAAGAATGCCGCACCGGATCTGGTGCCATTCCTCGGAGCCTTGCAACAGGTCGGTGTGGTAGGTGACTGTCATGGTTTTTCCTTACATGTTGACGGTGACGTGTGGGATTTTTCCGGCGATCAGCGCCGCCGCGATAGCCTCTGGTGTGGCGTGTCCCGCCATGGTGCGCAGGGCGTCTGCAATGTCGCCAGCAATCTTGGCGCGATGTGCTGCGTCGGCTTCACGCCTGGCGCGCGCGTCATCCTCGGCCTTGCGTTCTGCCGCGATGCGGTCACGTTCCGCCTGTGCTGCGGCCTCCTCGCGCGCTTTGGCGTCAGCCAGTTCTTTGCGGTGGCGTTCTGCGGCTTCCTCGGCCTGCCGCGCCGCTGCGGCCTTCTCATGCTCAGCCGCAACCCGCGCCGCCTCGGCCTTTTCCGCCTCAATCCTTGCGGCCCGCTCTGCCTCCTGATGCGCGCGCTCTTTTGCTTCCTCAGTTTCACGCTTGATGCGATCCGCCTCGGCCCGTGCCGCCTCCTCTTGTTCGGCTTTGACCCGGTCTGCCTCGGCGCGGGCTTCTGCTTCGGCGCGCAGGCGGATCAACTCGGCCTCTTGTTCTTCGCGTTTCTTTGCCGCCGCATACATGACGCGCAACGCTGCCAGCGTGCTTTCGCGCGCTGCCTCGATCTGATGCAGGTATTCGGCATACTCAGGCTTGGCTTCTACCGCCTTGATGCGCGCGGCAGCTTCGGCGACATCTGCGCTGGCTTCCTCCCCGCTCAAGCCATGATACCGAACCTCATCAAGTGCATCCTTTGCCGCCTGCACCCGCAAGGCTTCCGACGCTTCCCAATCGGTAAGCGGCTTGCGCACCTCGTCCCGCAAAGCGTCAAGTTGGTCGCGGATCTTCTTGCGGGCGGCGTCAATTCCTGCCGCCTGTTTCTTGATGTCTTCGGTCAGCCTCTTGCCAGCGTCGTCAAGCGCAGTCTTGCTGCGGCTCACCTTGTAAGCCAGCGATGCAATAGCGTCACGCCCCGACTTGGTGCTTAAGTCAGGCGCGTGTTTTTTGACCTCATCGCTAATGCGTTTGATGATCGGGTCAATGTCTTCCGGCTTAGCGAAGACGGCAGCAAGCGCGTCTCCGGTCGGCAGGGCAAGTGCGGTCGTGTCTGTCATAGCTTGCGTTCTCCCTCTGCTATGCTGTATCATGTGCGCACCATAACACCCGGCAACCGAACCAACAAGCGGAAAGTGCGCACAATGACCAAAACGACCACGATCAACATTCGAGCAACAGAGCAAGAGGCCGAGGACGCCAAACGCGCCGCGCGGGTCGGCGGCTGGAAGTCTGTAGCCGATATGGTCAGGGCGCAGGTTGCCCAAGTGCTATCGCAACAGCCTCATCAGCCGACCGAGCAATCCCAGCCCGACCGCCCTTAGCCTGCACGGCTGCAATGAACCGTCGCTGTGCCTCGGTCGCGCGGCCTGTGTCTGTCTTGACCTCCACGGCTAGAAACGTGCCGTCAGGTGCAAGGCCGATGATGTCGCTACTGCCGACGCACAGGCCGTAGCGCACAAGCGCACCAGACGGCGCTCGATACGCCCCCGTGTCTTGACGCCACACTAGGCACCCCGCGTCTGATAGCGCCATCAAAATGCGCGCCTGTATCGTTGCCTCTTTCATACCTTCACCTCCCTTTCAGCTATCACCAGAACCTGCCCTTCGCGCTTGACTAGCTTCACGTCATCGCGGGTCAGGCCATGCACGCGGATATACTCGCGCGCCTCCTCCACGGCTTCCGCGCTGTCGTCGCTGGCATACAGCACCCAACCGCGTTTCATGCGCGCCTCTTAGCCTCGCGCGCCCTAAAGACGTGGTGCGCCCAAGCTGGCTTCTTGCCCGTCCGGGCGGCCAGCGCGAGCAGGTCTTCCAGTGTCTCAGTGCGCCCTTGTTCCATCCGTGCGGCCTTGCGCGCCCGTTCGGCGGCTTCCCGGTCGATCTCTGCCAACTCGCCTTCGCGCTCCTCCACCATGCGCGACTGCACAGGATAAACGCGCCCGCAGTTCGGGCAGGCGGGCGCTGGGCGATGCACAAAACCGCAGCCCCCATCCGCAATAGAGCATTGCCGAACTGGCTCTGTCGCTTCTGTGTCGCGCGGCCCGCGCTTCTTGGCACCATCAAGGCTCCACTCGCGCGGGCTGTCTGGGAACCCATGTTCGCGCCAGTTGTTGGCGTGGTCCATGATCACCGCAGGTTCATCCCCAGCCCGAAGCGCACGACCCCACACCTGCATCTGTAGCGGCAGGCTCTTGCGTGGGCAAAGGTCTGTCAGCGCCTCAATCCGCACCGGCATGCCAGCCGCTTGTGCCAGATCGAAGCCAAACGTGAGTAGGGCGACGTTCACCAGCACCGTGAACTCGCGCCGCGCAAACCCCATCACGATCCGCTTGCGCGTCGCGGCGTCCATCGTGCCGTCAATCGTCTGCGCCGCAATGCCAGCCGCGCAGAACGCTTCTCGGATCATGCCCGCATGTTTCCGAGACGTGGCGAACACCACGCACAGCTTGCCCATGGCGCGTTCACGATAGGTCTGAACCGCGTCACCTATGATGGCCGTGTCTTGCTCCATATAGGCGTCAAGCTGCGACTGGACATACTCGCCATCCCTGACCTTGATGCCAGACAAATCCGGCGCGCTGGGGCCGAAATACCGAAACTGTGACAGCCTGCCACGCCGGATCAACTCCGACACTGGCAAGCCCTCCTCCATGTGCTGATACCACGCGCCCATGCCCTTGCCGTTCGTCTTCATCGGCGTGGCAGACAGGCCGACTATCCTAGCCCCTGCCTGCATCGCCCATGTGATAATTCGACCCAACTCGCCCCCGCCGAAGTGGCACTCATCCACGAACAGCACCCTAGGCGGTCGGACCTTATCCAGCCGCCGCGCAAGGGTTGGCGTCATAGCCAGATGCACAGGACTAATTGGGCTGTAGCTATATCCTGGCGCAATCGTGCTAAACGGCACGTCATAGCCGGAAAGCGTCTCCATGGTCTGCAAGAGCAACTCAGTGCGCGGCACAGCGAACAGCGCGCTAGACCCCTTGCGCACCGCGCCTGTGACCATATCCAGCGCCATGCGCGTCTTTCCGCTGCCCGTGGCGCTCTGCATCAGGACTGATTGATGGCCTGCGCCTATGGCGGCACGAACGCGCGTCACAAGGTCGAGTTGGTCGGGGTATAGCTGGACGGTCAACGGAAATCCCCTTCAAATGGCAATTCCTCCTCGCTTGGCGCATCCTCGGCCAGAACGTGGCGCATAGGAACGGCGACAGCGCGCGCCCGTAGCGATGGCGTAAACCTCATCTTGTCGCGCATTTCAGCGCCGTCCAATTCGCCAAGCGCGCGACGATATGACCCTCCCCATGCCGTGTCTCGCATCAGGTCAGCCAAAGGCTTGCATGGGCTGGCAATGCAAAGCCAGTCACGAGCAGCCCGCATTCCGTATTCGCCCAATGCCGCAATTGCAGTATCTCTTTCGCCGCCATCAGCATTCAACGCCCTGTCAATCAGCCTGCCGACGCTAGCCTCTCTCCCCATGCCGCGATCATCATAGCGGACGCGCGCCGATAGGATAAACTGCAACAGCCTGTCGCTGTCTGACTGCTCGTTGTCTGACTTGGCCCAGCGCCAATCGTGCCGGGCGCACCACTCTGCCGCCGCTTCTCGCGTAATCTCGCCCGTGCTTGTCAAGCTGTAAGCGCCCGCTACCAAAGTGCCAAACTGGTCGCCAAACCGCTTGCTGCCCTCTTGTTCTTCCATCACATCCGAAAAAGTTTCGATGTTCTTCAAAATCGTCGGCAAGTTGTGAAAACACCGGGAAAATAGCCTTTCAGCCGCATCTTCTGTGATTGCATCAGAAACCCGGCGTTTCAGCTTTTTAAACTCACCCGCCGCGCCATCTGTCCGATTTACCACCAGATGCAATATCGTGTTTCTGTCCAGATCCGCGCCCTGCACAATGCGCGGGTTAATTGCGGCAAAGCAGAAAGATGATCTGATCGGGTAAACCCCATTAAAGTTTGCCACATTCGACCCACTGGATGCCTTGCGGGCCAGCATGAATATCTGTTCCATGTTGGTGCGGTCGCGCATGGTTTCACTCTCGCCCTCATCCATAATGACGGGCCGCGCTGTTCCGCCGATGTCAATCCTGATCTTAGGCTCAGTTGTCCCGCCATCACGCGCCAACGCCATCTTGCCCAAAAGCGGCTTGATGATGTTCTCAATCACCCAAGACTTGCCTGCCCCTTTCTCGCCAGTCAGCACAATATGCGCGCGCCACCTAAGCGCGCCTGCAATCAAAGCTGTCACAATCCAGCCAGCCAGCATGTATCCAGCCGCGCGCGACTTCCACGATAGCGCGAGGCATATTCGCAAAATCTCAGCCGCGTCTTGGTTGCTCATCTGATCAGGCGTGATGTGACCAACCCTTGGCCCCATCACATATACGTTCTTGCTTTGGTAGTCGGGTGGCTGGCACTCGCCGCCGGGCCAATACAGCTTGTCGCCAGCATTGAATAGCTGAACGCCATCATCCATCCATACGCCAACCCCGCGCGCGCTTTCTGGGTCGTAAATCCCCATCTGGCTGCACGCTTCGATCAACATAAGTGATGCCTGTGAGGCCATCTTCTTTTCGCCAGACTTGGTTTCAAAGTTAGCCTCCCAAAGGCTTAGAGGTGCAAGCCCGACAAGCGTTTGAATGTTAGCCAAAGCGGGCCCAGTGTAATCCAAAATCTGCCCAGACAGGCGAGGGAAAAAGTAGTAATTCTTTCCGTTTCGACCCAGCGGACGAACCGCCTTCAAGACCGGATTGCCCTTCCACGCACCATCATCCGACGCATTATCTGGCAAGCTATACTCAGGCTCCCACCTGTCATCGTCCAGATACTCAGGCGGCGCCTCGGGCGGGTTCATCGCCACCTCAAACGCGGCCTTGACAGCCTCCGACCCGTGCGCCTTCCAGTAATCCCACCAATCCGTCCGCTTGGCCGCGTCATCCGCTGGAATAGGCGGCGGCACCACAACAGCGCCACCAATCGACACCGCCGCCTGTGCGGCCTTTTCTGCCCCCGTGTTGACGCACAAGCCAGCCTCGCGCCATTCGTGCCAGCGCGGATCATCACCAGGCGGGTTATCCCAATCGGCTGGGCGCTTGTTCGCTGGGATGGTCCACAGGTCAGCATCGGCGGCGAACACCACGCGCTTGTCAGGGTATGCCAGCTTCATCGCCTGCGCCACCGGCTTGAGGTTGCCAGCATCGAACGCCACGATCACGCTGCACCCCAATGACGCGCGAACCGCCGCCATCGTGGCAAGCCCCTCGCCAATGACGATCATGTCGCCTTCGCCCGGTATCGCGTGATACGCGCCCTCTTTGGCGCACCCCTTCAAGAACAGCTTATCTCCATCGTCGTCGATGAACTGCAGCCCAACCAGTTTCTTGGCGGACCACATTGGCACCACAACCGAACCGCGCGACATGCGGCACCCGATCTGTTCTGCGGTAAAGCCTTTGCGATCAAGGTAGGCGTTTGACCCCGCCCGATCTGCCTCTGCCCAGATCCGCTTCGCCTTGACATGCGCCGCTTCTGCCGCTTCAAGGCGATCTCGGTCATGCTTGTCTCGCGCCTCTTTCTGCCGTTGCTTCCACGCCTCTCGTTCTTCATCCGACACCTTACGCGGGGTCTTGATGTGCCACTTGTGCCAGACCTGCTGCCGGAAATTCATGCAGCCACCGACCGCAAAACCATCTGGATCAACACGCAGGATGTAGCTGCCGTTCTCGGTTTTCGGCTTGTCTCCATCCAGTCGGAAGCGGTGCATCTTGTCGTCTGCATCGATCTGAACGGACGCATCAGGGCCGCAATCGACCGAACGCATGAAGTCGATGAAGGCGGAAATTGGGTCTTGGGTTGTCATTGCGAGCGATCCTGCACGGTGATATGATCGAGCTTGCGCACGGGGAACAATCCTTCCTCTTGTGTCAGGCGGGGTCGAGCGACAGCCAAGAAGCTCCCCCGCCATCTATTCATAATCCTGAAAAACACCTGTTTGCAAGCGTTCTGGCCCAGAATGCGCAAAATCAATGGGCCACCGTTCATTAAGCAATATCAATAACTTACGAGGTGACACCCAAGGCGCGGGAGATGGATGGGCCACCAAAAAACGTCACAAGCCATTGATAATAAAAAATAATTTTACAGGTGGCCCAAAAAATTGCGATTTTCCGCTGCGGACAGGTGGTCAATACGATGCACACACATACGAACACGAAGACATGGTGGGATCATATACACGAGGGGTCCGATATGAGAAAGCGTGGGATTTTGGGCCATTCATTCATTCATTTTTAAAAAAGTTGTTGTTGTTGTTATGGTTAGAGGATTTGATGCTGCCGATTTTGCGGCCCAAAACGTGGCCCGGCGAGTGGGCCTTTGGGCCACCCCTTAATCAGTGCGCACAAATCGCTTGACCGCACAGAAACCTGTTGCCATGATGCCAGCGAACGCCAACCAAGGGAGAGACAATGACCCCACTTGAACGCCACCTGATCGACATGGGCTTGATGCCCAAGTCGCAACCGAAGCCGCCCGTTGTCCGCACATGGGGCGGATGGAAGCCAGCATACAAAGGGGAGGAATGCCCGTGGTGAGCGATGACCCATACGCCCCGCTGCGCCGCGTTCTCGACGCAGCCTATGACCAAGCTGCCAACGGCAAGGGCAAGGAGCGCCACGCCAACGACAAACCGTTTGACCGGCAGCCCATCATGGAAATCGCCCGCATGGTCGGGCCAGGTTATCAACTCGGGCAGGCGATGAAGAAAAGCCAAGAGGCGTTCGGAATGCTTGGTCGCGGCCAGCCAGACCGCGCGCAAGCTGAGTTGCTTGGATCGATTAACTACATCGCCGCCGCCTATCTGCTGATCGAGGAGGGGAAGTGATGCGAATTGAACTGCCAGACGGCGGATATCTAGCACCGCACACATTGCGCCACGCGGATGAGGGGTGGGAAGCATTTGTCGCCCGCGATTGGGCTATCAAGGCCCGCGCGGAGGGCCACACAGCCCGTCATCCCGCAAGCAAGGGCCAGACCAACGATGCG